CCCCATTCTGTATTTACATCAACAAACATACTCTGAGCTCTAAGTTCACACCCTTTGCCCATAAAAAGCTGGTAGAGAGTAGAATCAGTTAAAATTCCACATTTTGCCAAAATCCACCTTTCATCATCAGCTAACACATCATCAAATTTTTCTAACAACCATTTTATCAATTGTCTACAAAATTTTCGAAAAGGCAAATCTGTCCACCCTACAGTTAATAAGGCTGCAGTTCTTTGCAATGTTGTGGCTGGTGTCATATGCAATTTTGGTGCATACAACAAAGTGGTCATCATTTTTGTTCGATCATAGACAGGTATTGCTTGTCCATCCAAAAACACTGTTTTTGCTGATAAGAAATCTAATTCTTCAGCTGGTCTTGGTTCTAGTGAATCAGTAGTCGTTGTTACTCCTATTTTATTCCATTCACAAATAATCGTTTTGGCATTGAAAAAATCATGCGCCCAGTCTGAAACTGTCCAAGTATTGTCATCTCCAACAAGTACTTTTGCAGTATTACTTTCAAACTCTTCATAAGAATGATTTCCCTCTGGATAATTTTGAATCCAGGCATACGCTAACAATGTATACAATATCAATGTATTATCATTAATTGTATTCATTGAACCTGATGGATTTCCTGCCAATTTCATGACTATAATCCCATCTGGTGTTATTATCAATGTGTTTATTAAATTTCTATATACAGTTAATAAACGGCGTAGATTTTCAAGAGTTTGATCCTCTTTTCTCAACATTCTCCAACGCAATCGAGCACATCCCCACATCATATAAGATCGTAGAGATGAATCATACTCGGATTCATCTAAAGCATAACCTTTAGGAAACACTCGCAATTTTCGGTATAATCGGTCCCAATTTCCATTATATGGACTCATACCTACAGCAGATGAAGTCTTTAAATGACTATCATTCATCTTCTCATTCATATCAGAAAACAACCGATTTCCATGAATTGTTATATCTACAGCCATTGCGGTAAATGTGCGAATTTTATTCTGCAAAGTTTTTACAGTGGGTCTAATTTCTTCTTTCAAGGAATTAGTACTAGGACTTGTCCACTCTGGATCAACTGCTAGTCGCTCCCAATCATCATTAATCCATTTTATAAAATCTGGATCTTCTTCAAACAATTGTTTCTTTTTTGGATATTTTAAATTCCAAGGAGCACCCATAGATGTTGTTTTATCAAGGCCATCAATCACCTCTTCAGCTGACTTAACGCGACTCTCGCTCATGTAAGGGCTGACTTGTCTTTCTGTCCAATCCCATGCTTCATTCATGTTTTCAACCATTGAAGGTTTCATGAAGTAGAGATCTTTTCCATAATTT